AAGAAAGATCTTGCAGGAGATCAGCAAAGCAGCAAGGAGAGGACAACCGAAGCCGAAATCATTTCTGTTCTCAATGAGAAAGACGAAGGTCCATAAAGGGAGGAGGAGAAGTGCTGGATATTAGGAAGCGCATTCTATCTCTGATCCCTGCTAGTTGGTGGGCGTGGCGTATCTGGCGAGTTCTCAACCCCGTCCACTTTGCTCTCGCCTGGCCAGGTACCTGGGGCTTCACGCGGCTTGGTCTCGCCCTACGCGTACCACTCATCGCCTGCTTCGTTCTCGCGATGGTCTCTCTGCTCTGTATCGGTCTTGCTCACGAACAGGGCGACGGTGATCTCGATAGATCCAAGACCCCTACAGCCCCTTATGAGGGGCTCAAGGACATGTGGAGTTTCGTAGTAGGGGGATTGTTCTACTACCTGATCCGATACGCTGTCATGCACGGATGACTCTCGAGCCTCCGCGGGACCTGCCCAAGATAGACGACGAGGTTGCTCGTCTTCCTGAGGACATCAGGCGCGATCTGGCAGAGGCCGCGTCGCGGAACTTGTTCATGTTCTGCCGCGGAGTGCTCGGGTATCCAGACCTGACAGAGAGCTTCCACGGACATCTCTGCACCTGGCACGATGAGAACCAGAATCGGTTTAAGTTAACTCTCGTTCCTCGAGGTCACCTCAAGACAACTTGCATCACTATCGGTAAGAATCTGCAGCGTGTAACGCAAAATCCAGAATGCAGGATCCTGCTCGCAAACGAGACAGCAACCAACGCTGAGAAGTTCCTGTCCGCGATCAAGATGCACGCAGAGTCCAATCGCAGGTTCAGGGCTCTGTATCCACACTTGATTCCAGAGCCTCGCACCACCACCTGGAATAACGAGGCACTAACGTTCGTTCGCAAAGGCGTGTACACTACTCCGACGATTACAGCGATGGGTATGACAGGAGCCTTGACATCACAGCACTATACTCACCTGTCATTAGACGACTTAGTGTCAGAGGAAGCCGCCAAATCTCGTCTTGTCATGGACGACGTTATTACTCGTGCCGCGAAGTTGTTCTCGCTGATGGACGATCCTGGCAAAGACACAGTAGATCTTACCGGCACAAGATGGGCATTCTACGATGTCTATGCCTACTTCATGAGGCGGTTCGGGTCGAAACTCGCAATGTACGTCCGAGCTGCTGTCGAGAACGAGAAGCCGATTTGGCCAGAGCGATTCTCTCTCGATGTTCTTGCAGACATTCGCAACGATCCGCTTCTCGGAGGCGAGTACCAGTTCAGTTGCCAGTACATGAACAATCCGAGAGACGTCTCGATTCAAGACTTCAACGTTCAAGACCTCAAGTTCTGGAGGTGGGCGACAGATGAAGAGTCTATCGTTCTCTATAACCGAGAGGGAGAGGTTGATCGAGTTGTTCCCATTACAGACCTTGACGTCACCATTACCGTGGACGTCCGCTATGGGGATCTACTCGCCTCCGATCGAGATGCTATCGTCGTCTGCGGGACTACCGAAGGTGGGGACGCTGTGGTCCTTGAAGCCTGGGGAAACAGATCCAATCCCCTAGAGGTGGTCGCGAAGCTCATTCAGTTCATTAAGCGCTACGAGCCTCGCTGCATCGGAATTCAGAAAGTCGGCTACGAGATGTCGCTGAAGTATCATCTCCAAGCTGAGTGTGAGAGGGAGGGTGTTTATGCCCGAGTCATTCCAGTCAAGCCCGGAGGGCCAGCAAAGAGCCATATCCGAGGCCTTCAGCCGATTGCGTCTACAGGGCATCTATACGTACTTCCAACACACCACATTCTGCGTAACGAACTTGCTGAGTTTCCGCTCGGACAGTATGACGACGTTGCCGATGCGCTCGCGCTTCAGCTTCAGCTTTGGAGAGGTCTCCTCTCTCCAGAACGCATGGAGAGGTATAAAGCCTCTGAGGCTAAAGTACTACGGCGACTTCGTAGTGGAGTACACGAAGGAACCAGAGAAGCGATTGCTCAAATGACACCATCAGAGATTGAAGATGAGGGCATAGATGTTGAGGACTATCGCTATGGCAGGTTCCATGAGGTGTCGCTACAGTGACACGGCTTCTGCTTCTCCTTGCTCTCATTCAGGGCCGGTTCTACTGGCCGACAACTGTCAGTGCAATTGTTCACGGATTGAACAAACATACTCACGTATCTGTTCGAGCTAAGGTCATTCGCTCGTATCGTGAAACAGACGGTGACAAGCATAACTGGATCAAGGACATAACTACTGGTGACTCGTTAGTTGTCGAGTGTATTCCAGAGATACCTTGTCCGACAGTGCTAGTAGGCAAGATTCTCACCTTTCAAGGTATCACACGTTTCGACGGCGAGCACAAGTGGCAGGAAATCCACCCTCTAGAACGAGTCATTCCTTAATGCCACTCAAAGGATCTGTCTCCGAGCGCATTCGTGAGTTCCACAAGGGACCGACGTACGCGCGCACAAAGTCGAAATTCGGCAAAGAGAGAGCTGATGCGCAGGCGATAAAAGTCGCCTTTGAGTCAAAGAGACGTGGCAAAAGGAGGAAGCGTGGCTAAAAGGAAAGGGAGCAATCTCTCTCGCATAGTCTCTCGAGAGATAAGCCGTGCAGCGAAGAGAGCACGGCCGGTGACACCACACTACACAGGTCTTGAGAAAGTGCTCAGTCGGACGAAGAAACCACTCGTTGGACCTAATCCCCCACCGGCTTTCATAGAGGTTCCGAGCAAGGCTCCGTCTCTAGGAAGGAGCGGTATTGGTGGACGAGTTGTAAGGAAAAAGGGGCGCGGTTAACGTAACGGAGGAGTGATGCCCAAGTACCTAGTCAAGGGGACTACAACCTGGCCGAAGGGATCGACGCTCACTGCACCTGAGTGGGAAGGAATCTACAGTGCAGCGTCACCAGACGAAGCAGGGAAAGCGGCTGTCGCTGCAGTTAAAGCTGCGTGGCCAGCGGCCGAGACTGTCACGGTCACAGGAGTAGAGCCAGCCAAGTGAGAACTGACTGGACAGGGCTTAAGCATGGTCTGCTGCCTCCGTGCTTGCAGCTGGAGGTATGGTCAGCTATGTCGCGTGAGCTGATTCTCGTTCCACCGATGATGAGTGGAGCGTCTCACTACGCTCACCGTCGCGTGCTTTCGCTCTACAAGCTTGCAGGAGAGAAGTAATGAGAGCGATATACGAGGGCTGCTATCTTGACTCCCTGCGAACGACAGCGGCAGAGAATGGCGCGACTAACGCTCTCTACATGGCCGGGTTCGGAACTAACGCAAACTCCTCTACAGTTCCTAACCTCGGCCAGTTGTACGCTCTACCACTGTTCAGTGGACAGGGAGGCACAGTAATAACGCTCGCGCTGAACGTGAACGTAGCTGGAGGCGCTGGTAGCGTTGCGAGAATAGGCGTGTACAGTACGATCACGACTGGCGCTCCGCTACCGCAGGCTCTAGTTCTCGACGGTGGATCGAGTCTAGACTGTACGCTGACAGGTCTCAGGAGTCACACAGGACTGTCATTCGTGATGCAGCCTGATACTTTGTACTGGCTAGCAGTCATATTCGGCGTTGCTGCTCCAACAGTGTTTGGAGTGTCAGGTGATGCGCCTGTCTTCGGATTTAGCAATACGCAATCGGCTCAGATAGCGTACACGAAGACCGGCGTCACGTTCGGAGCGCTTCCAACGATCTTTCCTCTTGGAGGCTTTCCGACTAGTACGGCTCCTGGCTTGTTCGTGGAGTTTGGTTCACTCAACCACTATTGATAGGTAGGAGACATTAGTGGCTGCGTATTCGACGACCATGACGTTTGAGTCTCCAGGCGCGGAGCCAGGGGCTCAACACGCTTACCTGTCGGATAGTGTCAAGACGCATAAGAGCAGTCCGATGGGAGCGAGGTCGGAGATACCTCCTCCTATTATGAAGCTCGATGAAGAGACTCACGCCAAGCTCATTATCTGGCTCGATCAGTGGCTGCTCGATCTTCAGAGCGCCCAGTCCGATCTGCAGCGTGATTGGTCAGATCAGGAGGAATCATACAGAGCACTTCCAGGTCGCGGCGACAAGTTTCTACCGTTCGAGGGAGCATCTCAGGAAGTTATCCCTGTTGCTGCGATGGCGATAGATCCAATCTTCGCGCGACTTGATGTTGGCACGTTCAAACAGGATCCTGTTTTTAGGTTCAAGGCGCTTCGCACCGACATTACTCACGTCATGCCCGGCGTCGAGAAGTTCGTTGACTTCTATCAGAAGAACAAACTTCATTTCCGTCAGGTAGCACAACCCAGATTGCTCGAGTTCTGCAAGCTCGGTACGATGGTATTCAAGGTTGTGTACGACCGTGAGGAGTATGAGGTCAAGAAGTATGACAAAGACGATAACTGGAAGGTGGTGACTGTTCCTGAAGTTCGCTTTGCTGGTCCTCGAGTTTTCGGCATTCATCTTGGCGACTTTCTATTCCCTCCGTTCTACGAAACGGTCCAAGACTGTCCGGTAGTCTTTGAGCGGATCAGGACCACATATGAGAAACTCAAGACTCAAGAGGCTTCTGGGAAGCTCGCCAATGTTGACTCTCTTAAGGGTCAACAGACCATCGGTAAGAGAACTGATGTTGAAACTGCAAGAGAAGAAGCCTCTCGTCATATCCTTCGCACGTATTACGAAAATGAGATTGAACTCTTTGAAGGCTGGTGTGACTTCGTTCTCGAAGATGGGAAGCCGCCGGCTCGGTTGGTCGTAACGTACCACAAGGACACTCGCACGTTCCTGCAGATTCGGCTGAACTGGTACTTCCACCAAAAGAAGCCGTACGTGCTGATTCCTTATCAGGTCGCTAACGACACGATGTACGGCCTGGGTCTTGGCGAGATGATTAAACCCCTCCAGGACGCGATCACGAAGTGGCATCGCATGGCGCAAGATAACGCCTACATCGCCAATATCAGGATGTTCATTGTTCGTCGCAACAGTGGAATAGAGGAGGTTCCGCGTCTATATGCTGGCCGTTGCTTCTTCGTCGACGAGCCGACGAAAGACTTTATCCCGTTCGCGGCTGGTGATATTTACCCCTCTACCCTGGCTGAGCGTCAGAATCTCTTTGGGATGGTCGAGAAGAGAACCGGCGCGAGCGACTATCTTACTGGCCGTGAATCTCCAATTATCGGAACGAGAGCAACAGCCACTTCCACACTCGCTCTGATTAAGGAAGGTCTGGCAAGGGTAGAGGAAGTTCTCGAGAACATGAGACAGGGATTCTCTGAGATCATGGAGTTCATTGTCTCTCTCTGGATTCAGTACGGTACCAGCGGCCTTGAGGATCTCGTTTACGGGCCAGAGGATGAAGTCGCGAAGAGCGTCAAGAAATTCTTTACGATGGTCACGCAGGAGAACATCAACGGCGCGTTTGCCATTGACTTGACTGTCACTGATACTCAAACCAACAAGCAGGCACAGCAGCAGATGCAGCTGGCACTCATCCAGATTATGATGCAGTATCTGGAGAAGCTGCTCGAAGCAGGCCAGGGTGCCTTGCAGGCGATTAAGGCAGGCATTCCTGAATACGCGATGATGGTGAAGGATGTTATGACTGCAGCGAGAGAGATGTTCCGGGACCTCGCACAGAAGTTCGACGTACCCAACCCCGACGAGTATCTACCTATGCTGGAGAAATATCTCAATGTCGGAGAGAACGGCAGTGTGGCCCCCGCGGGACAAGGAAACGGCGGAAATAATCAAGGACGAGCTGGTGGATCTTCGGGAGAGCCGAGCCTACCAGTTGGTAATGGACCGGCTAGAGCAGCTGGTGTCCCAAGACCTGCGTTCCCTGGAGAAGGAGGAGAGCGCGTTGTCCGTAAGACACTTGCAGGGGCGGGTGGCTAGCGCTAGACAGGTTAAGGACCTGATAACTCAAATGATCCACGAGATCGACAACTTCGACTATGCAAAGGAAAGGGC